GCCATTTGAGAATCTATATCACCAAACTTATAATCAGGATCCTGTGCCTGTGCTGCAACACGCTCACCTCTCTCCAACATTGCTTGTTCTTCTCCTTGTTTTTGCATACTCAATTCACTTCTTTGTGCCCGCAATTGACTCAATCTTATAGAATCTTCACTTGGTTCAAAGCGCGATGCCAGGTCAGCATGGCGTTTCTCTGCCCTTGCCCTTGCTGATACTAGCGAATCTGGAGAAGAAGGTATTTCTCCTGACTTAATTTTTTCAAGGTGTTGGTCCATTGCCGCTTGAGTAAATTCTTGTGGGGTCGCATCTTCAGGAACATCTACCTGGAAAGGTTTAAATTCAGGTTCTACTGCCGGCTCTACTGCTGGCTCTACTGCTGGCTCTACTGGCGCTGGAGTCTCTATAGTCTCAGCAGCAACTTCTTCTTGCATTGCTGCCTGTGCTGCTATTTCTTCTGGGTCACTACCAAATAAACCGAAACTAGCACCACTTAAAAAACCACTTCCTGCGTTTTTAAATTTAGAACCAAGTGAAGCATTTGGGTCAGCATTGAATCCTTTAAAAGCATTATATGCTCCCAGGCCTAAACCTACTGCACCTACTGCTGCACCAACAGGACCTGCGAATCTAGCTGCTCTAAGTCCAAACTTGCCAGTTTTTTTCAACAAGTTGCCTAGTTTACCTGGCTTCTTGGTTTTAGGTTGAGCGTCAGGTTTAGTGCCGTTTCTTTTTGCCGCTCTTTCTTCTCTTAATTCTTTTGCTCTGTTGTCTCTGGCAGATTGTTCTTCCGGAGTTCTTTGGTTTCGGGGAGTTCTGGAAGAGGGCCCTGGGCGCCCTGGTCGAGGAGTTGGGGAGCCTGGTAGACCCATCATACTTCCGCCAACAGGTTTTTCTCTTATATCTTTTAAAACATCTAAAATATCTTCTAGTAATTCTGTTTGTTGTTTTGCAGGAGATTCCCTGTCTGTTACTTTTCTTTCTTTGCCCCCTGATGAGAGTCCCATTGCATCAGTAGCACTTTTTAATCCGTCTGATCCTGAATTTAATTTGTTAAACCGTCTCTGAGCGGCTGCTATTCTTCCCGTTCTAGTTTGACCTAATCCAAAAAATCCTCGTTCGCCTGCTGAACCTCTTTCAAACTGATTTGTGAGTCCTTGTTTTATTGCAGTAGCAGTTCCTGATAAGAATCCGCCTTTAGACTGAGCCAGTCCTTTTATTTTGTCAGGAATACTAAATATTCCTGTTCCTGAAAAACTTGTATCTGCATCTTGTACTTTTTCTGAGTTTCTTATAAAAGCATCACTTTCTTTTATTCTGCTTTTATAACTCCCATCACTTTTGGATAGTACCTTGACATAATTTTCAAAGTTTTTTCTATCACTATCCGTCATTTCTTTTGCAGCTTCTGAAAAAGCTTCAGTATTTTTAGATAACTGAGTAGCAAATTTTCTGAGGCTTTCACTTATTGCTTTGTTTTGAGGATCCAAAGCGCTTTTGATATTTTTTACCAGTTCCTGCGAGGATTCCTTATCAAATTGGCCTTTTTCATTGCGCAGATTGCTGGCTCCAAAGTTTGGATCTGATAAGTTTCTACCTTCTACTGTAATCATTTTTTCCTCTATTTTTGCTTAGCTTTTTCAGCTTTTTTCTTTAAATGAGTTACTAGCATTCCTATGTAAACTTCTCTTTCCCAGGGCATCATGTTCTCAATTTCAGTTAAGCTCCAATGATGCTCTTGTATTAATAAAAAATTCGTTTTATAATAGTTTTCAATCGAATCCTGAGAAAGAGTTAACCGAAAAAATGCTCGTACCCATTTATTAAAATGTAATTATTCTTATCACATTTTTTACATTTGTATGTTAATTCGTGTCCCAAGTAAGGCATACTATCAAAAAATTCAGCTGCTTCTTGTATTACCTTTACTGGCAAACTTTCAATAAAGACATCTAATGCTTCTATTGATTCATCTTTTGGATTTATAGTTTCTTCACCATTATTAATTGATTCTAAACAGGATCTTATAACTTCAACATCATCCATATCGGATATACTATCTTGATCTATACACCTAGGATATTTCAATACAATGCTTACTTCATCACTTATTTTAATTTCTTTGGTGTCAGTTGTCATATTTCCTTCAATTTTAAACTCATTTACATTCAATTCGTATGGTATAACAGTATTACATTCACCACAAGTCAGTGAAAATGATTGTAGTTCTCCTACAGATCTTTTACGAATTTCTAAAAATGTCCATTGAAGTTGATACATTGCCATTTCCCTGGCATCAACATTCTCTAAACTACAATTATTTACAACCTGTATACAGGCGTTTACCATTTCTTTGTGTTCGCCTGATTCAGCAGCCAGTGTCAATAACTTATCTTCTTTGACCAAAAAAGGTCTAAATGTTGTAACTTGATTCCTACCAGGTATAGTCACTTCAAAGGTAGGGCTCTCAATAATTGGTAGTGCCATTCTTATCTCCTAATTAAATTATTCACCACGTGAAATCGGGTCGAATCCTGGAATTCCAACAACGTCCGGACCCGGTTTATACTCACTTTTTATTCTATCTCTTAAATCATCCTTTGGTGAGGTTGTAACCTCATCATATATTCTTTCCCAGTATTTTGCAGCAAAGGAAACTGAAAGTCTCATAATGCCTGTATTACCCCAAGACATTGGTGTAAGGCTTATTAACTTGGGAACTGTTTCAAACAACTGATACTGTGCTCTTATATTATCCTGTCTGTCTAACACGTTGATAAGAATAGAACCTGTAACATCCTCATGAAATGCAACTTCTTTTGTGGTTCTATTAACTGTAGCGTCTATCCATTTTTCAAATAGTTTTCTTACTTGTAAATTTTGATTTTCAACAAAAGTAAAAACAGAGTCTTGTGTTAAAAACTCTACATTTTGATTTCTAAATTCTGTCCATGGCCCTATTTTTACAGGAAGATTTGTTGCAGATAATCCTGGAAGCTGTAACTCCTCACACATTACTGTTGCTCTGTATGCAGCACCGTACTCAAACAAATCACTGCTTGCAACTGCAGCGGGGAAATTAAAAGTTACCTCGAACCTATCAGATCTTGCTACTGATAATCCTTCTCTTACCTTAGAAATAAAATCATTTAATCCTGTATATGACTTAGCCATTTATTATCTCTCTGCTTTCTCTGTGTACTTGTTGTATTGATTTCTTCTCAAACTCATGTGTTGGTAAAAATATTGAAGCTCTCCAATGGGCAGGATCTATCTTTACAAATCTACTTTTTACTTGACTAAACAAATATCTTTTTACAGAAGGCTTTACGCCTGGAAATCTGCCAAAGTTTTTCAATATACTCCAACTAACTTCTATTTTACTTTTTTCGGTCAATTCTTTATCAGTAAAGTTTAACAATGTTCCTAATAATTGTGCTCTCATTCCGTATGGTAAATAGTGAAAATTGATTCCCACAAATCCGCCTGTCATATTATCAAACGGCAAACATAAGGGAAACTTGTCGTAATAAGGTAGTGTTTCTTTGAACTTAGGATCATACTGAAACATATACATATTACCAGGTTCTAGTTTGGTTGTGAACTCACCTATGTCAGTGCGAGATACTTCAGCAAAGGTATTAATGCCGTTAGCCATTTTACGAACAGCATCTTGGTACCATCTGAATGAACGGTCTTGTTCGCCTGCTTCAGCTCTTATGTTTTGAAATGGATTAGCCATACCATTATTTATAATGGTTTTATAGGTTCAACTCTTTTTCTGTAATAATTTTAAATTTCCAATTACGGTCTTTACAGAATTCTTCAGCTGCTTCCCACTTGGCTAAATTGACACCCCATTGTTTTACTTCTTGTATGAACCTCTTTGTTCTTCTCTTAGGAATTTTAGGTTCTTGTGTAAAACGATGGGGCTTGACTTCTACAAGATACATTTCAGCATCATTGTTATTAACTACTTTGACGTAGAAATCCACAAAGTATCTATGGTATCTATTGTCTAAAGGCGAGCGATAGGGTATTACTATTTCTTCACTTCCCCATTCTTGTACAGAATCGTTAAGATCACACCAATTCATAAATTTCAGCTCATAACTTGAGCGATAAATAATATTAGATATATCACCTTTGTACTTAGCAGGATTACGAGGTTTAAACTTTCCTTGGTATAATTGTTTGGTATATGTCATAGGTGTTATAAATAAGTTAAAAACAATGGCC